ATAATCCAATGATGACGCCTGAAAAGATTGCTCAGATCGAAGCTAGGTACGAAGGAGGTCGAGCTAATTATGAGTTTCGCAGGGAGTATCTGTGTGAGATTATTGATCAAAACGAGGACAGTGTTATTCCCGAGTTTACCGATGAAGTTCAAAAGAAAGTAGTCAGGGAATGGGAAAAGCCTCCATACTTTGACGGATATGTTTCTCTCGACATTGGTGTTAGAGATTTGACAGTTGCATTATTTGGTTATTATGACTTTTTAAACAATAAAATAGTAATACAGGACGAATATGTCATAAATGGTCCAGAAATGACAACAGACAAGGTTGCTAAGGCTATCTTTGAAAAAGAAAGGGCATTGTGGGGAAATCCAAACAATCCTCACGAAACCCATTACAAGCCACCGTATTTGAGGGTGTCGGACAACAACAACTTGCTGTTACTCAATGATTTAGATACTTTACATAATTTGAGATTTATTCCTACCAGAAAAGATAACAAAGAAGCGGCAATAAACCAGGTAAAAATGAAGCTTTCGGATGCTGGTATTATTATTGATCCTAAGTGTAAAGTATTGATATATCACATTAAAAATGCTAAATGGGACAAGGCTAGAAAGTCTTTTACTAGAAGTCCGGACGCTGGGCACTACGATGCGCTAGACGCTTTGATATATTTTGTTAGAAATGTTGTTCCAGGAAAAAACCCCTTCCCCCGTGGATATGGAGCAGTCAACCCTAATTCCCACTACGTTAAGGCCCAAACTACTAATAAATATGATGATTTAGTTAATGCATTTATGCCTAGCAAGAAAAAGCGAAATTAACAACTATTATTGATAGTTATAATTAACTAATAAAGGTGTATTAATGAATACTGATCTATATTTTGCAGCTAGAGAACCCGAAGAGACCGCATCTGTTATTCTCGGAAAAGCAGAGCAATGGTTTAATAACTTAGATAATATTGGGTATCTAGAGAAATTAAAAGAAATGTGGGCAGCATACCATGGTGCGTACTATGCCGATGCCGGACATGGACACAAAATTACATTTTCTGGAGAGCAGGGCGAATTAACTAACCTGCCAGTCAACCACTTAAGAAATATAGCCAGACATATTCTTGTTATGGTTACAGCAAATCGACCTGCTATGCAGGCCCGAGCAACTAATACAGACTACAAATCATTAGTACAAACCAAACTAGCAAACGGTCTTTTAGATTATTACCTTAGAGAAAAACGTCTGGAGCACTATCTTCATCGTGCAGTTGAGTATGCGGTCGTTTTGGGATCTGGTTACGTTAAGATGGAATGGAATGCAATGGCTGGAGAAATCTCTGATGCCGATGAGGAAACTGGAGAGTACGAAAGGGAGGGCGATGTTATGTTTAGTAACCTCTCTCCTTTTGATGTAGTTTTTGATTCTACTAAAGAAGATTCAACACAGCATGACTGGGTAGTTTGTCGCAGCTTTAAAAATCGTTATGATGTTGCTGCAAAGTATCCAGAAATGAAAGAAGAAATAATGAAGGTCATGACAAAAAGTGACCAAGAAAGATATGAGTTTGTTTCTCCCACTTATGACGAAACTGATGATATCCCTGTTTATGAATTTTACCACAAAAGAACTGAATCTATGCCTGAAGGTAGATACATGCTTTTTCTTGAAAGTGATGTTGTCCTTATGGATACAGATATGCCGTATGAAAATTTACCAATTTACAGAATTGCTCCAAGTGATATTCTTGGCACTCCATTTGGTTACAGCGACATGTTTGATATTCTTCCAATTCAAGATGCTCTAAATAGTTTGTACAGTACCGTACTAACTAACCAAAATTCTTTTGGAGTACAAAACATTGCAGTGCCTAGAGGTTCTGACGTTCATCCTCAAACTCTTGTTGGCGGAATGAACATTATTGAGTATAACGGTCAGTTTGGTAAACCAGAAGCAATGAACCTTACTCAAACTCCAGCAGAAGTTTTTCAGTTTATGTCTTTGTTAGAAAAAACTGCTGAAACCATTTCTGGAGTTAATTCTGTATCTAGGGGAAATCCCGAGTCATCGTTAAAATCTGGAAACGCTCTTGCCTTGGTTCAGAGTATGTCTCTTCAGTTTATGTCCGGACTACAGCAGTCATACGTTAAGTTGATTGAGGATACTGGTACTGGATTAATTAGTATGCTTAAAAACTTTGCTCACTCTCCGCGAGTTGCTAGCATTGTTGGAGAAGCAAACAAAACATATATGAAAGAGTTTACTGGTGAAGAGTTGTCATCGGTAAAAAGAGTTATTGTTGATGTTGGTAATCCGCTAGCCAAAACTACTGCTGGTAGAGTTCAGATGGCAGAGCAGCTACTCCAAATGGGAAGCATTACTAGTCCCGAGCAATACATTAGCGTAATGAATACTGGTAAGCTAGAAACAATGACTGATGGCGTTGATCGTCAATTGATGTTGACTAAACATGAGAACGAAAAACTAGTTGCTGGAGAACAGCAAATAACTGCCGTATTTTCTGAAGCACACAATCTTCACATAAGACAACACAGAGACGTACTTGCTGACCCTGATCTCAAGAACGATGTAGAACTTGTTGCTAGAGTTCAGGAGCACATTCAAGAGCATATTGACTTGTTGAGAAATACTGACCCTGCTTTACTTCAAATGCTAGGAGAACAACCATTAGGACCTCCTGCTGGAAGCGCACCGCAAATGCCTCCACCACAGGGAATGCCAATGGATCAAGGCGGAATGGTAGAAGCGGCAATGCAAGGACCTCCGACTCAACAACAAATAGCACAAGACCCTACGGTTATGCCGGGAACTACAACGCCACAACCAGCATCTCCTCCAGGTGAATTTGCAAATCTACCAACTAATCCTGAAGAGTTACTTCCGGAGTAATAATGTCAAAGTTAAAAAAAACAAAAGAAGCATTAAAATGTGGACAAGTAAAAAAATCTACCAGAGATGGTAAAAAGATAATGAAAAAAGTTTGTGCTGATGGAAAGGAAAAAGTGGTACATGCCGGAGCAACCGGATATAAACACAACTACTCCAAAGAAGCCAAAAAAAGTTTTAGAGCTAGACATAAATGTAACGAAGCTAAAGATAAATTTTCTGCTCAGAAACTAGCATGTCAAGAGTTGTGGCCAGCTAGTAAAAAAGCAGATGGAAAAAGAAAAGGAAAATAGTATGGGAAAATTTGAAGACTTTCAAGAAGGATTTACCGGACTAAGCAAGCAAGAACTTGAAAAAGCTAAAAAAGAAAAAAAAGACAAAAAAAGGGGATTTCTTGAAAAAATGTTTGTTCGAGAGCCTCATGAGTCCGAGGATGAGGATCAGAAAAAAAAGAAAAAAAGATACTCTAAAACTAAAAGCATGTTTGAAAAGAAGTAACCATTGCCTAATTTTATGTCAAAAAGATATGATGCCAATCAGGTAATACGAAGTGTTTATGATATAAATACTAATAGCCTTCGTGTATCTGTTGACCAGGCGATTGCTGGTCCTGGCGGGGGTCTTGACATAGTAATAGATCATGCTGACGATTCTATACGTATTGGTGATGGGATTAATTTAGTTACAACCAGTCCGGCTAATACTGGTAAAGTGGCATTTGATGTTGTTTCTTTAAACGAACTAGTTCCTAGAGAATTTGATGATATAGAAATAACTCAAAAGAATGCAGAAGGTGACCCGGAAATTGCAATATATAGAAGTGCTGGGTCTGTAGTTGCCACACTAACAATAACATACGACATAGATGGCGACCTCCAAAGAGTAGTGAGGTCATAATGGGAAGTTTGAAAATTAAACTAAACCCTTTTACTGGTCGGTTTGACCTTGTAAATAAAAAAGCAAAGAATGCTAGTGACACTGTGGTTTTTTATAGAAACTGCAATGTTTATGAAGATACATGGTTAAACGTAAATTCTACCGTTTCAAATCAAAATGGTAGTAAAGTTAAATCCGAGGATCTTCAGATATCAAAAGTGTGTATTCGCAACAAAAGAAACATATCATTTGATGTCGAATTATACGAACATGATGGAGGGCTAGTTAACTCTTCATTGTTAACCACTTTAAATGTTACGAGTAACGATGATTCGTTTGCTCCTAACCTGGCAATCACTGAAGGAAAACAACTAGCAGCAAGAGTTGTTAATTTTTCAACAGATAGGCCTGCACAAATTAAAGTTGAAGTTTTAATTGAAGGATTGTAATGGTTAAAATATTAGAAAATACTACAGCAAGTCCGGTTATTATTTCCGATTTAGGGATAACAGTTCCTGCTAGTGGTCAATTTTTAATCCAACAATCCGACTACGCTGCTGCTGCGTGTTCTGAAGATATTATTCTCCCAATTGCCAATGGGACGTTAACGGTAAATGATGGCCAAATAACTTTATCAGTTGCTGAGGGTGTTGGGTTGATTCAGGGATCTTTTATTAAAAAAGATTTTGTAGACAATTTAAAAGCCAATGACAGACTAAAAGTTGACATAATTGGTAGCCTTAATATGGCAACAACAAACGCATGTGCATACCTAAGCCAACAAACTTCTCAAACCGGAATAGGGACAACACAAGTATCAGTAGTTTTTGACAATGTTGCGATTAATACAAACCCTGCGGTATTAAATACGTCTATTTCGGGGGAAATTGAAACTTTGGTTAGTGGTAATTTTGAGTTTGAATTGCACGTTTCTGCTGACACTGAAAATGCTCGAAGAACATCAAAAACTATATTACAAAAATTTGATGGTTCTGTTTGGCAAGACGTTCCTCCGACTATAGGATCTTCAGCCGCTTACGGATACCACAGAAATAATGCATCTGGTGAAAATACCGTAACTAGTAAAATAATATTAGCAGCAATGCCTAATGATAGATTTAGATATGCAATACAATGTTTAAATAATGGAACAATCAGAACTGTCCCTGATGGTACAAGTTTGCTGGTTAAACAACTTTAAGGGAGAATTAAATGATTACAATGAAGGCATACATAGATGTAAACGGAGAAATAGTTTACGTTCAAGAAGGTTCGTTTCAAGAATTAGATTCTATTGCTGGGGGATTAACTCCCGTACCTGCTTTAGATTACGTTGTTAGTGCAGATTTGCTTTCAAATGTAACTCTAGATAACAAGCTTGATGATTCTCAGTTAATTGATGATGATTCTATGGCAACAGCCACTGCAACAAATATCCCTTCTGCTGAATCAGTAAAGGCATATGTTGATGCTCAAATCTCATCTAACGATGACGCTTCTGAAATTAGCTATGACGGTTCTACTTCTGGACTAGTAGCAACGGATGTACAAGGTGCTGTTGACGAACTTGATGGTAGGCTAGATACGGCAGAAACTGACATAACTGAACTTGAAGCTAATCAAGCGGATCTTATTGCCTTGTCTGGGGTTCCAGAAAATAGTTCAGATTTGGGAACTTTTACCGGAACTACTATATCTGATACTCAAACAATCAAAGGTGCCTTGCAGCAGCTTGAAACATTTGCAGAAAATATTAGTAACACAATTAGAGTTACTGATGTTAGTGTTGTTGCTGACGTTCCGGCACGAGACGCTCTTACGGCTGACGAGGGTGACGTTGCTAAGGTTTTAGATGCTGACGGAAATGGAAATCCAGAAACGTTTATTTATGACGGTGCTGCATGGGTTAGTTTAAAGTCTGACGATTCTGTTGATTCGGTAAATGGTCAAGTTGGAACTATTCTTTTGGATACCGACGATATTAACGAAGGTACTAGTAATTTATATCACACAGATGCTAGAGCAAAAGCTGCTGCTGTAGTAAACACTCTTGCAGGAACAGAAACCGATCAGGCACCTTCCGTGGCCGCAGTAAATGCTGCTCTTGCTGCTCAAGATGATGCATCAGAAATTACTGTTACTCCTGCTGGAAACTTGGCATCTACTGATGTTCAATCCGCCTTGCAAGAACTTCAAGGGGGCATTGATACACTTAGTTCTGTAGCTAAAGAGTACGTGTACGCTAACCAAACAGTTGCTCAAACCGGAATTAACGGAACACCGGTTAGTGTTATATTTGATAACGAAGCTAAAAATTCAAATGGGTCAGTATTTACCGTAAATACAACTACAGGAGAAATTACTGTTAATAAAACCGGAACATTTAAAGTAGAATACGTTATGACCGCTGACACTAATGATGGCGCTAGACGAACTTCAGAAACTACTTTGCAAATTGATACTGGTTCTGGGTTTGCTGCCCTTAGTGCTTCTTTAGGTTCCACTACTGCTTTTGGTTATCACAGAAATAATGCTTCTGGAGAAAACTCTGCGGCATCACAAGCTATCCTGGATTTAACTTCTGGAGACAAACTTAGATTGAGACTTAGAAGATCGAACGGTAGCGGAACGATTAATACTATACCACAAGGAACGTCAATTTCTATT